CAACATGGTGTAGCAGCCAGCCAGTTATTTCTCTGGCGTAAGCAATACCAGGAAGGAAGTCTTACTGCTGTCGCCGCCGGAGAACAGGTTGTTCCTGCCTCTGAACTTGCTGCCGCCATGAAGCAGATTAAAGAACTCCAGCGCCTGCTCGGCAAGAAAACGATGGAAAATGAACTCCTCAAAGAAGCCGTTGAATATGGACGGGCAAAAAAGTGGATAGCGCACGCGCCCTTATTGCCCGGGGATGGGGAGTAAGCTTAGTCAGCCGTTGTCTCCGGGTGTCGCGTGCGCAGTTGCACGTCATTCTCAGACGAACCGATGACTGGATGGATGGCCGCCGCAGTCGTCACACTGATGATACGGATGTGCTTCTCCGTATACACCATGTTATCGGAGAGCTGCCCACGTATGGTTATCGTCGGGTATGGGCGCTGCTTCGCAGACAGGCAGAACTTGATGGTATGCCTGCGATCAATGCCAAACGTGTTTACCGGATCATGCGCCAGAATGCGCTGTTGCTTGAGCGAAAACCTGCTGTACCGCCATCGAAACGGGCACATACAGGCAGAGTGGCCGTGAAAGAAAGCAATCAGCGATGGTGCTCTGACGGGTTCGAGTTCTGCTGTGATAACGGAGAGAGACTGCGTGTCACGTTCGCGCTGGACTGCTGTGATCGTGAGGCACTGCACTGGGCGGTGACTACCGGCGGCTTCAACAGTGAAACAGTACAGGACGTCATGCTGGGAGCGGTGGAACGCCGCTTCGGCAACGATCTTCCGTCGTCTCCAGTGGAGTGGCTGACGGATAATGGTTCATGCTACCGGGCTAATGAAACACGCCAGTTCGCCCGGATGTTGGGACTTGAACCGAAGAACACGGCGGTGCGGAGTCCGGAGAGTAACGGAATAGCAGAGAGCTTCGTGAAAACGATAAAGCGTGACTACATCAGTATCATGCCCAAACCAGACGGGTTAACGGCAGCAAAGAACCTTGCAGAGGCGTTCGAGCATTATAACGAATGGCATCCGCATAGTGCGCTGGGTTATCGCTCGCCACGGGAATATCTGCGGCAGCGGGCTTGTAATGGGTTAAGTGATAACAGATGTCTGGAAATATAGGGGCAAATCCAGCTATTCCCGGTAATGTATTCACGTAACCGCCGCAGTTCATTGCTGGATAAGTGATCCATGAACTCTGTGAGGTACAGAGATGCAAACGTCATAGCTATGCTGGCTGATGACCATGATGACATAGTGGCCAGCTCCTCACCGGAAAGCGCACTCATCGCCCAGGACTCAGGTACAACCACTGGCAACACAGCCAAAGCCTCAGAAATTACTGAATGAGGGGCGTTTTGAACCTGCTCGTTTGTGGATCGCGTTTTATCATCCATATATATATTGAGATCCAAATCGCGATCCATTTCGATGGCGGTCTTCTCGGCTTTACGCGTTTTCAGGGTTAGGCCATCTTTCTGACGCTGAGCAAGAATATCCAGCATAAATGCCGCTGATTCAGGCTCAACAAAACGCAAGGTTGGACGCTTATCGCCGTCTCTGCCGCGACGTTTACCTGTTTTAAGGCCAAGAGAGTCGCAAATGTTTTTAAACAACGCTTCCGGCACTTTAGGCTTCCCTTTTGGCGTCATAAAACCACCAATGTGCAGAACGTTATTCAACAGGTCACGGCGTTCGGCTGTCATGAGGTTATCTCGAGCAAATTTGAGACGCTCCTGAGTCGCCTCGCCGGTCATAGTCTCAGGGTTGATACCGCAGTCGATAAAGTACTGCCGGAGAGTTGCTGATTTAAGCGCATAGAAACCGCGCGCCCCGACTTCAACAGTAGGAGTAGCTTTTACCTTGTGATCGATTATTCCAGGGAATTTAGTTTTAAAGACATCATCAGCCTGCTCGCGAGTCATCGCGGTCACTACAAAATATTGCCACTGTCCCGCCTGACGGTATGCGTAGGTAAAATTGATGGCTGCTTCTTCCCGGTCGTAACGACGAGCTGTTACCTCATCTAAAAGCATTGTTTCATAGCGGCGAACTTTGTCTCGAGCACCATCGAAATAGAATTTCAGCGTGCCTTCTTCAACCGGTAGTTTCAGTTCGTTTTCAATATCCCAGCGGACAAGTTTTGCCTGTTCTTCAAGCGTCAGCGCGCGTTTTTTTAGCAGTTCTTCACGCTCTGATTCTTGTGGAGTTTCTGTATTGAGGTGCAGATCCAGTGTCTGTTCCCACACAATATCCCGCGCTTCTTTACGCAGATCTTTACCGATATCATTCGCAGCATAATCGGTGGCCAGCGGCGATACCTTATAACCGTCGCTGTGCATGATGCAGATCATGTTGCTGGCGTAGTCGTTACGCGCAGTCGCTTCAATTGCGGCTGCTTTAATTTTCATCCTGGTAAAGTCGGTATTGGCCACCCCCATTGATATACGGTCGCCATCGAAAACAACATCCGTCAGTTCACCGTTCATACCTGCGGTAGCAAGCAATGCCTGGGCGAATGCTCGTTCTATTTTTTGCGGGTCAGTTTCACGTTTTGCACGAGCTTTATCAAAGCCGATAATAAATTCTTTTGCTGTACGGTCGCGGCGTAGCATTTGCACTGCGTCGCTGGGTACAACTTCACCACAGAACATGCCGAAATGACGGTCAAAATGTTTTTGCTCAATCGACACGCCGGATGAAATAGACGGGCTATAAATCAGGCCGTCGTATTTTTTGACCATCTTTTTCGGTTGATTGGTAAATGCTTCAACTTCTGGCTCTGGTTTGTTTTTCTGGTTTACACACAGAAATTTCTTACCAGGAAAATGCATTCTCAGGGTGGCTGTCACATCTTCTGCAAAGGTGGAGCTGTCGGTGGCCAACATGATTTTTTCGCCATCCGATACAGCTTTCACCACCTCGGTCATGATGCGATCTTTTTCTGTATAAAAAACCCGGATTGGCTCACCTGTTTCGCGGTTGCGAACATCAACAGGTAATTCAATTACGTGGATCTGCAGCCATGCCGGTAAACCTAGTTCTTCACGGCGTTTCATAGCCAGTTCAGCTAGGTCAACCAGCAGATCGTTCGCATCAGCATCCACCATGATTGGGTGTTGTTCCGTTCTGGCCAGCGCGTCAATTAGCGTATTGAATACAGCCACCGGGTTTTCCATAGCCCGACCGGAAAGAACGGCACGTAGCCCTTGTGTGGCCTCGTCAAAGCCAAAATAGTCGTGCTGGCGCATCAACGGTTGCCAGCAGTTTTTGACAATCGAGTTTATGCAGATGGTCAGTTTACTGGCGTATGGAGCCATTTCCTGATAGCCAGGGTCCTGATAGTGCAGGATATCGGCTTTTACACCTTTTCCTTCTGTCATCATTTCCCACAGGCCACCAATAAGGGAGACACGGTGAGCAACAGAGATACCACGTTCTGAGCTATGCATTAATGGTCGTAACAATCCTGTAGATTTGCCGGAACCCATACCAGCACGGACGATGACTATCCCTTGTAGTGATTGCACGTACTTCAGGACATCATCGGTCATTACCGAAGTTTCAAAACGCTTATAGGTGATATGTTGAGGGCGTTTATTGGGATCAGTTATGCGTTCGCTGAAAGAGCGCGGAGCCTGGGCAATACGGCACTTTTTATTCAGGCGACGGGCAATGTGGTCTTTTACCGTAGCGCGATAGATATTTTCCAGTCCCATTTCACGCAGAACGATGCAGAACATGTTAAATAAATCTGACGGACTGTTAGGAACTGGACAGGTTAGCATGCCAATATCCACCGCTCTCAGCAGCTCTTTGGCAAAAGTACGACGGTTATCCCGCTTAATTGTCTTCAGGCGGTTGAGCGTCAGAGATAGCAAATCAGTACCGGTTTTCAGGCGGTTTGCTGTTGTAAATAGTTGACGTGCGGTTTCACGAAGTCCACGTAGTTTGTGCAGGTCGTTGAAGTCACTGCACTCCATTTGCGGATCGTCTTCAAAAGTTGGATAGACGCAGCGGACATCGTTGAATTTCGATAAGATTTCATAGCCAGTCCGCAGGCCGGTATTCCCTTTTCCTTCTGTGGCAGATTTCCGGTCATTATCCAGTGCGCAGGTGATTTTTGCCGCTGGGTACATGTTTACCAGTTGTTCCACAACATGAACCATGTTGTTAGCGGATACAGCGACAACCACAGCGTCAAAGCGTTTATCTTTTTTCGTGGCAAGCCAGATGGATGCACCAGTAGCAAAACCTTCTGTAACAGCGATGTTTTGCGCCCCTTTCAGCTCACCGATAACAAAGCAGGCACCGACGAAATCGCCGCTGGTTACTGCGCTGGTCTGGTATTTCCCACCTTGTTTGTCGATTCGCTGCCAACCCACAATACGACCATCGTAACGACCGTCCAGGTGAGCCAGAGGGATAGCCATATATGTGGTTGGCCCCCGGCTCCATTTCGCACTGTCGTGACTGGTCACGCGACGCACATCACATGAACTAAAAACGTCACGAATACCTTTTTTAATCGCATATGGCCATGAGCCGTCTTCAGCCGGAGCATGTTCCCACGCGCTGTGGAATGCCAGCCATCCCAGCAAACGTTCATGGTCCATTTGGTTGTTTTTCAGGTCATTAATTCGTTTTTGTTCTTCACGGCGACGACGTGCTTCGGCCTGACGTTCTATTCTTTCCCGTTCTTCTTCCGGTTGTGCGACCACGGTCGCATTATTCCGTTGTTGCTCACGGCGATATTCAGAAAACAGGAAGGAGAAACCGCTCCATGAGCCAGCATCGCTGCCTTTATGGACGAAGTTAATGAACGGGTAATCAATCCCTTTGCTGTGTTCCAGCCGGGAGTAAATTTCTACGCGTCCTTTCAGGCTCTTTTCGAGAGCTTCTGGAGATGTTTTATTGTATGAAGAGTAACGCTCAACTCCCCCGCGAGGGTTGAGTTGGATGTTGTCGGAACAGGCAGGCCAGTTGATACCAGCCATCTGTGCCAGCTCGGTTAGTTCATCCCGTGCTGCTTCAATTAGCGAGAACGGATCGCTGCCAAAGCGATCCGCATAGAAATCGTTTAATGTCATTTTTTAGCCATTCCATGCGAATTATGTTTTTTCGGGTTGAAAAAATCCGCAGGAGCAGCCACAATAAACGCATCTTGAATTGACGGAATCCGTCGCGTTACTGTGGCTGCTTCCTGAAAAGGACCCGAGTTTGCCGACTCGGGTTTTTTTTCGTCTTTTTTCTGCTGCTGTAACCTGAGTCAACCCACAGAACATATGCCCTGCATTAAACCAGATTTACAGCAAACAATAAACCCCGTATTAAGTCATCTACCCTCAACCATGAATGATTTGATCGTTCCGACTATTTGGTGAACAAATTCAAGATCGCTTTTCCTGAAGATGGCGCGTTGTGAGTTTGTTCCATCCAGATAGTAATTTTCATCATCAAAACGGGCTAGGCGCTGGATAGTGATATTTCCTGCAGTATCACGAACCAGAACATCCTCGCCGGGGACCAGTTCCAGCGCAGAATCGACCAGGAGAAAATCGCCTGGCTGATAGTTTCCCTGCGTAAGATTGCTGATAGTTAACGCATACACAGTATTGCGCTGGCTGATGAATGGCAGGAATCGCTCAGTATTTGGAACCTGTCCCGGCTTCCACTCTTCATCAGGCCCACTTTCAGTTGTGCCAATAACAGGAATGCGATCAGGGTCATATTCTGTCCCATATAGCACCCAATGCACTGGCTTGCGTAAGCACTTAGCCAGGGCAATACCTATCTCCAGTGACGGCATTACGTCGCCACGTTCTAAGTTTTGGACGCCTGCTATAGAGATATCGACAGCCTCAGCAACTTCTCGCAACGTCAGCTTCATCTCTAAACGGCGTGCTTTCAGTCGTTCGCCTCGTGTTTTCATACTGTAATCATAAATGATCTTCTTATAGCTGGCTATAAAATTTATTTATTATAGCTGGCTTTAATTGTTATTTATTGTTTATAATAACAACATGAAACCAGAAGAACTTATTCGCCACTTTGGCAGTGTTGAAAAAGCAGCGGCAGGGGTAGGTGTAACACCCGGAGCTGTTTACCAATGGTTAACCGCTGGAGAGATTCCTTCATTGCGGCAAAGCGATATTGAAGTTCGTACTGCTTACAAGCTGAAGAGTGACTTTACAACTCGGCGGGTAAAGCAGTCGATTAAGGAGAGTCGTAAGCGTGGAGCTTGAGTATATACGCAGCTGCGTCTCTACGGCATTGGCTGATGTTCATTATCGCCAGCGTGGCATTCTGGAGGTCCAGCTTGAGCAGATGCGTCTCGGTAGATCAGGACGGTTTAACAATAAACCAGTCCGGTCAATCAGTGTGGGGGATGATAACTCATACGAAGTGTCCGTTCCCGCTGAGTCGGTTAGATTCCACCAAGGGAAAACATTTAAACAATCATCAATGTTGCTCACTGATATTGATTTTCAGAGCGCCAGCTGGCGCAGGGCTATTGGTCAGTTGAATAACGAGGAATCAGCCTGGCTTTATTATTGCTACGGATGCAAGCCTGACTACAACAATGATGTGATTGTTTGTCAGTGGTTATGGCTTGATTTTCTGGTTGCTCATTCTGGGGGCGGCTTTAAAAAAATGAAGGCCTCCACGAAAAAAGCCATGCGGAAATTGATTTATTACGCGGCACAGCAGGTTAAATCAGAACTTACGTGTGCTGAGGCAGTTGATGAGAGAGAACAGGACAGGCATCTGAGTTTTCTACTGAATATATCTATTGATAGCTGGAGACAAGATTATAAAGAACGCTGGCTTTTAATTAAGTCGCGATGTCTGAGCTTAAATCGAACCGCATTATTAAATGCGGCGGAGAAGCGCAGTGAAATCATCAAACGCCATCGGGCAGGAAGTGCCATTCTGCCTTTGTAAACAAGTTATGTTCAGGAAACCGTCGAAGCCAGAATTAAGGTATTCGGGGGTAAGAAATGAATATGTTATCTGGTGTCCAACTTGTGGTTACAGGACACGACCAGATAGTAATAAGCAGTCTGTAATTGCCGATTGGTATTTATCAAATCAGCCAGGTAATAAGCATATAGAAAATCTTTGGATTAAGCGTTACTTGGAAATCAGCGAGGGTGCGACCGCGGTCGCACAAGAAAATGAAAATAACGCCATTTAAGCAGGGGCCGATGACGCATGATGAAGCAGAGCGTCTTTCAGATACTTATCGGCGGCGTGGTAAGAAAGTTCTGGTTGTTCGTTCTGATTTTTTAGGTGATGGATATTGCGTTTATGTTCATTTACCTGAATCAGAAAGAACGCCAAAACCATCCAGAACATATCAACAGAAAATTTGGGTATAGATAAACGTTGAGGAGAATTATTCGTGACTAATCAGATTATTTACGACAGGAAACGGTCTGATGTAATGATTGACCTTGAAACAATGGGTACTAACACATGTGCTCCAATTGTTTCTATCGGGGCAGTGTTTTTTTCTCCAGAAAGTGAGGAATTAGGTCCTACTTTTTATGTGCCAGTGAATCTCAGAAGCTCGATGTTGAATGGTGGTGTCGCCGATGGTGATACCATTTTATGGTGGTTGAAACAGAGCAAGGAAGCCAGAGCCGCAATTTGTACTAATGATGCCCTTGATATTAAGGATGCACTTTTTGAATTATCACACTTTATTACTTGCCATGCATGTAATTTAAAAAAATTGAAAGTATGGGGAAATGGAGCAACATTCGACAATGTAATTTTACGCGGTGCTTATGAGCGCGTTGGCTTAGCCTGTCCGTGGGAATATTTTAATGATCAGGATGTTCGAACAATCGTTAATCTTGGTCAGTTTATTGGTTTCAATTCTAAAAAAGATATGCCATTTGATGGCGAACGACACCATGCCCTAGCTGATGCTATTCATCAGGCTAAGTATGTATCCGCAATTTTCTCCCGTCTCATAAAAGGGAAAGGAGAATCGTAATGGCAAAAGTTTTTACACCAGAACAGCGTGAAGAACTGAAGAAACAAATTGTGGAACTCGTGCGCCTGAATGGGCGAGGAACGGTTAGGCAACTGGCAGATGAAATTAGTATTAGCCGATGTGCTGTTAATCGTTTATCCAGAGAGCTTGCCACCAGTGGTGATTTGTATATCTCTGGCTCCGGGATATTTCTGTCTGCACAAGCGCGCAAGGACTGGCAAAACGCCCGCAAAAAGCTATCAAGAGTAAAGCCGAAGAAATCGGTAGTTGTTGATCCTGACCTTATCTGGTCATTACCTGATGGAGAAATACGTCGTTACGACAGGCGCTTGAACATGATTTGTCACGATTGTCGGAAGAGCGAAGTTATGCAGCGTGTGTTGGCGTTTTATCAGGGAAATTTTCAGGAGGTGGCGTAGTGAATATCGACACCACGATAACGATCGATACGGCCCTAAATACCGGTCTGGCACTTCTCGGTTGGTTTTACATCATGTTCAGTGCGGGGAAGTGGGCGGCCTCTGTTTTTCTAAAGCAGTGGGGAAAGCGCCGCAAACAGGAAAAACGCCAGAAAGCGTTGGAGGCGTTCTATGACGCATTTGAACTTAGCCGCATTGAGCCAGGCACAACAGCCAAGATAGCGACAAAAGGCGACCTGATGATAGTGATGTTCCGACAGGAGAGAGCAGAGAAAGGTGAATCAGCATGAAATTTTCTAAATTTTCTGAGTTGGTGAATCGTATTTTGTTGAATCGTATTTTGTCCAACAACCACAGCGATCGTCGCGATATGGATGTAACGATCGTTGTTCATTCGCCTGGCAGCATTGGTTCAACACCTTCAGTTGAGGTTCAGTCAATTCACGCTGGTTTTGATTGGGATTCCGGGAAAGTGCTGATTTTCCCAGCACAGCCACTGACCACGCTAACACCAGAACAGATTACTGATATCACGGATAGTGTGCGCAAAGGTCAGTCTTGGCACGCATATCAGGAATACAAGAAGCATAAAGAGCAGTTGGAAAAATTGTCGATTGAGTTGGAATCAGCCAAAAATCACATAGCAGAACTGGAAGCCAAACCTATAAGCCAAACTTACAAGTTAACTTTTGAGCAATGGCTGGAACAGCAGCATGACAAAATTGATGTTGATTGTGGATGTGTAAGTACAGAAATGCTTATGCACTGGATAAGGGTAGCGTATGAGGCTGGCAACTCTCCGGTAACTCCGGATGGTCATATTCAGTTTTCTGTTTCACTTCCTGCAGCATGTGGTGGAGATAAATATTTTATTGATGGTGTATTTCAACCTTTGAGATATGAGCGTGACTGTGAAAAAGCGGTTGTGGCCGCTGGCGGTGTAGTTAATTGGGTTAAGTAATTTTCAGGAGGATTTATGGCGCTGACAGCTGCAGAACGGCAAAGGAGACGCAGGGAACGGTTGAAGAAGGAAGGCACATCAAGACGGGACTGGATTCTGGAACCTGACGAGCTACGTATGTTGGGGGAAATTTGTGTATTGCGTAGACCGGGACGAGTTCCATATTCAGAGAATGAAGTCATCGGTCTGCTGATCAGGAAAAACTATAAGGAGCTGCAGAAGCAGCTATCTACTACTTGCCCGCGATGTGGTCAGAAAATGCCTGTTTCAGAATGTATTTTTGATGGTGAAGGCTCATGTCACCTTACAACTACGAGGCTGAAACTTGTGCTCAAAGTGTGACTGGTCACGGAATGATAAATAAACAAAAAGGCATAGTTTTTGAAATGATGAGAAAACGAAGCGAAAAGAGTTTTTCTTATGGTGATGATGGGCTTCTGTAGGTGGTTGAGTGAGGCGTAGGAAGAGAACATAAGTATCGGACTACAAAGCTATTAACCCTGTTAATCCATTGAAAGTTGGCTATAAAATTTGAGTTTTACCCTGTAATTTTATACAGTATCAAATAACCTTTTTTAATTAAATGGTATTAGATTCAATGACTGAAGCATCTGTATCAACTCTTGAAGAACTCGGATCAAACCTAAAAGACATCGACGCCGTTTTGGATCTGGTTAGCGTTGCTCTGGCTTCTCCCGAAGCTAGCTTGCATCTTGGCGAGATTTCACGGCTTGTTAGTATGTCGCGGGAGATTGCTCAGAATTGCCAACAAGCGATTGCTGTGGAGTGTTTACATCATTGATACACACCCCGCCCTTCTGGACGGGGTAGTGAAAAGTGATTAATCAATAGACGGCATTAATATTAATTGTTGCGCCACATGCTTGGGCATATTTTGATAAAGTTTTCATGCTTGCCCCTAAAGGATTGCTTTCCAGGCGGCTGATGGCGGACGGGCGCAATCCCATTCGTTCTGCCAGAGCTGACTTCGTTAAACCTGCTCTTTCCCTCATTTCGTATAACATTTCGACCATCTCCAGTTCTTTATCGGCCTCTTCATATCCTTTGATAGCTTCTGGAGTGTTGAGTAGTTTTTCCTTTACTTCGTTAAACGGGATGCCTTTTGCTTTCATCAGTTCATCTCCTTCAGGCGAGTTCTGGCGATTTCTATAGCCTTTACTGGTGTTTTCTGTGTCTTTTTTACAAATGCATGCAATAGATAAATTTCGTTACCAGTCGCGTAGGCGTATAGCGTTCTTGCGATGTTTTTATCCCCTACTCTTAGTTCAAAGAGTCCTCCGCCTATTACACGGCTATGGGGCATCTTAAGTTTGTTTCCCTCTTTCTCCAGTCGTTCAATTAGCCTGGTCATGCGACCTCGCAGATCGTCTGGTAGTTCAAGCAGTTCATCCAGTGCTGCAGGGTGGGTTATCACGTTAAACATATTATAGCCTCCTAACGCGCAAAATACACCAAAACGAGAAAACAAAGCAAATATAAAATTTCACTAAAAAGTGAAAATAACACTGGATGTGTTCTTTTGGCAGAGTTACAGTTCGTGTTGTTGAGGGGGATAACCCACTAACTATATGAATTTCGAGGATATTATGAATTATCAAGGTAACGAAAAAATGCGCGGCGACGTTGCGGAGATAGCTAACGAATTGTATGAGTTGTGGCAGAAGGTTGAACGTTTCGAAAAGGAATATGGTTTCAACAGTACCAACCTGACAGACCGACTGGCTGGCCGCTTAATTGGGACTATGGGGCCAAAACTGGCTGAGTTGAACCGCTTTATGGCTGATGTTGATTTCCAGTTTCAAGATTGATTAGAGAGGCGTTATGAATATTAATGAAATTCGTGGAAATATGACCGAAGCGGCCCTGAGTGTGGAATGTGTTATGCGTGGATATCCACGCATTTCCTTGAAAGAGTTAAGCGAAGCCTGTTTTTTGAGTCAGGCTGCCGTTGAATTTATCATCGAACAGATGATCTGTTTTGGGGTTGCAAAGCGTAGTGGGTCTGGTCGATATTCTTTGACCGATGAATATAAGCAGGCAACTTTCTAAAAACTGTGCGACCATGGTCGCACAGCACAAAAACGAAAAAGCTTGGCAAAATGACGGTTTTTAGTTATTGTTTTGTTAAGTTGGGTTTTTTGTACCCAATAGCCAACAAGCCGCCTTTATGGCGGTTTTTTTGTGCCTGAAAAGTGGGCGCAGGACAAGTTGCAGCTTGTCCTGCGGTCAACCCATGCCAGAGCTATAGGCTGAACCTAAAGCCCACCCGCGATGCGCATCGCTGGGTTAGCTTACCCAGGCAAAAAAATAATAGCTATGTTCAAAACCACTAATATTCATGGCGCACAACTCGTTTGCGCAGATTCTCTGCAATTTATCAAAACCATCCCTGATAACTCGGTCAATTTGATTGCAACAGACCCACCATACTTCGGCGTAAAGGCTAACGCATGGGATAACCAGTGGGATAGCGATGCTGACTTTTTGGGGTGGATTGACGAATTTTTGGCAGAATTTTGGCGGATATTGGCCCCTAATGGCAGCCTGTATATGTTTACCGGCTCTCGCCTTGCGTCAAAAATTGAATTATTAACTCGCGACCGTTTCAATGTTCTGAACCATATCATTTGGGCTAAACCCAGTGGTATGTGGCGCGGTTGTCATAAAGAAAGTTTAAGGGCTTATTTTCCTGCTACTGAAAGAATATTATTTGCAGAGCATTACGGCGCGTCAGGTTATGCTAAAGGTCAGTCAGGTTATGCTTCAAAATGTGCAGATTTAAGAAAAAATATATTTTCTCCACTAATTGATGCTTTTTCGCTGGCTCGCCGTCAGTTAGATATATCAGCCGCAGACATTAATTCAGCGACAGGAAAGCAGATGTGTTCACACTGGTTTTCTTATTCGCAGTGGCGGCTTCCATCATTAATTGATTTTAATAAACTATGCGAATTATTTCGCAGGAAGGCAGATTCACTCGGTGTCCCGTGTCCATATCCTTTTAATGTTGATTATTCAGAACATGAAAAGCGTTATAGCGATCTGAAATTGCATTATGAGGAAGTAAAGAAGCAGTATGATGATTTGAAGACTCAGTATGAAAATTTACGCCGTCCATTTCATGTTACTGCTGATGTACCTTATACCGATGTATGGGAGTTTCCTCCTGTGCAATATTATCCTGGCAAGCACCCATGTGAAAAACCTGCAGCGATGATGGAACATATTATAAAGAGTAGTTCACGCCCCGGAGATATCGTTGCCGATTTCTTTATGGGATCAGGCTCAACTATTAAAGCTGCGCTGAAGTTAGGACGTCAGGCAATAGGTATTGAGATTGAGAGCGAACGTTATCTTCAGACAGTTGATGAAGTGAAAAAGTTATTTGAGTAACTGGAGAATATATTCCCCTGCCGTTTTTGGTAGGGGTTATTTTCGCCATATAGTTTCCAAGCCGAAACCTCAGCAACTATTGCGAGGTAAGAGATATGAAGATGGATGAACGATACAGCAGTGCATCTTATGGTAGCGCTGGTCTTGCTGCGTTCTTTGCCAGCCTGTCATTGCAGGATTGGGGCTTCATTATCGGTGTCGCGTTCAGCATTATCCTCGGTGTGCTTACATACCGGCTCAATAAACGCGAGCAGATGAAGCGCACGAAGATATTGCAGGACATATTGGATAAAACTAATACCAATAATCTTTCTGCTACAGCGATGGTTATTGGAGAGCTGGGGAAGAGAGCACCGAAGGAAATATGATGCAGTCATCATTACGCAAAGCTGTCACAGCTGCTATTGGTGGCGGGGCTATTGCCATAGCGTCTATGCTCATCACTGGCCCAAGTGGTAACGATGGTCTGGAAGGTGTCAGTTACATACCATACAAAGATATTGTTGGCGTATGGACTGTATGTTACGGACACACTGGAAAAGACATCATGCTAGGTAAAACGTATACCGAAGCAGAATGCAAAGCCCTCCTGAATAAAGACCTTGCCACGGTCGCCAGACAAATTAACCCGTACATCAAAGTCGATATACCGGAAACAACGCGCGGCGCTCTTTACTCGTTCGTCTACAACGTGGGTGCTGGCAATTTCAGAACATCGACGCTTCTTCGCAAAATAAACCAGGGCTATATCAAAGGCGCATGTGACCAGCTACGTCGCTGGACATACGCTGGCGGTAAGCAATGGAAAGGGCTGATGACCCGTCGTGATATTGAGCGTGAAGTCTGTTTGTGGGGGCAGCAATGAGCAGGTTAACCGCGATTATCTCCGCTCTGATTATCTGCATCATCGTCTGCCTGTCATGGGCTGTTAATCATTACCGTGAT